TCAGGTGGAATGTTGTTTTTCTAAAGCGTTCCAGATATTTTTTAGCTCTGTTGGAGATTCGTCATCCATCCATTTTGCGTAGACTTCTACTAACATCGTGAAGTCTTTGTGACCCATCTGCTTTGCGATAAACGCCAGGTTGCCTCGGGCAGTAAGGCACCAGCAAGCATAGGTATGGCGAGTTTGGTAAGGTCGACGTGAGCGGATGCCGGACCGCTTCTGAATGGCCGCCCATTTGGTATTCCAGGCGGTGGGGACATACCAGAAGTTGATGATCTTCTTGCGTGCCTGAGTGGACGGGGAAAGTAGTGGGGTGACGCTCTCTTTCCGGCTCTCGTGCCTGTTTTGGAATACCTCTATGGAGCGTAGAGGGTGATCGGCAACGAGAGACATCAATACCCGGCAGGCTTCGACCGCTGGAGGCATTAATAGTACTGAGCGTGGCTTACCTGTTTTGGGAACCTTAAATGTGCCGTTGGCGGTTATGGCCCGGGTGATGTTGATCTGCTCTGCGTCCAAGTCGATGTCTTCAACTGCCAGCGCGCATAGCTCACCTGGTCGAAGCCCGGTATACACGGCCAACGTAATCGCAGCAGAGTCTTGGGGGTGAAGGGATCCCTTTTCGATCAGCAGCTGAAACTCATCACGAGTAAGCGGATCCGGCTCTTGGCCTTGCATTGCGAACCGATTGCACGCTTCTGATAATCCCTTGCGGCAGTATCCATTGGTCTCGCACCAGCCCAGGAAACCGGCGAACGTTGCCAGGTAATGATTGACGGTCGACGGCGCTCGATCTGCAATCAGCAACGTCCTCAGCAACTGAATGTCTTCAGGAAGCAAAACGCCGGCGAGACGATCAATTCCAACCAACGCAGTGCAGATGTCTAAGGCGTAGCCGTACTTCTCCTCGGTCATCGGTGTGATGTCGACAGCCTTCAACGGCTTGTATCGCTCCAGCAATGCCCCAAGCCTTTCGTCCTTGGCACTGCTGTAGTTGGTCGCGTGCTTTGAGTTTGGAAAGTGCCGCCCATACTCAAAATGACCGGTTTTGATCTCATGAATAATTGCCGCCCTTAATAGGGCGGCGTGTTTGATGTTGGCTTTGGTGATCGGAAGGCCGAGGGATTCGCGGCAGCGTATACGCCGCCACATGAACACGACGCGCAAATTGCCGCCGTGTATCTCAATCCCCTTGTGCTTTGCCAGCTCGGTTTCTAGGCCGCTTCCTGAGGTGCGCTCTCGGCCCACTTGTCATACTCCGTCATGTTGATTGCTACGCGGCCGTCTGGCGTCTTACGCCAGATGCGGCCTTGGGCCCAGGTGCCGTTTTTCACTTTGTGGCGGATAGCGTCTTCGCTGTAGCCAGTGAGTTCTGAGGCGCGATTGATCATTACCCAGCGTGGTAGGCTCATGCTGCTGCCTCCAATCTAAACTCGCTCGCCCAGACTGGAGAAGTTGGGCGTGATATTGTTTTTTTTGAGGTTTTAAACCTGTGTTTGGGGGTTTAGCAAAATTTGGTGTGTAGAAGTTTAATTGCAGCTCGTCGGGTGGGAGTTTTGTATGTGGTCTGGCGAAATTCGTATTAAATGCACTACCGTTTGGAAAGTTATTGTGTCTCCTCCCGGAGCCCTCTGTGTAGGAGCTCTGGTCACCCTGTTGTTCAGAGGGTGGCCTACGGAGAGTGCAGCTGCCTGGGTGCAGGCTGTTGGCTCTATAGGCGCTATCGGTGCTGCTTGGTGGCTCAGCGATAGGCAACGAAAGCATGATGCTTACGTTCGATGGAAAAATAGTGTCATTGAGTTGAATAACGCCGAATTGGTACGTCTTAAAGCGGAAGTAGCGGCATGGGCGAAAGCGTTCTACCTCATTCAAGAGTTTTTGGTTTCTTTGAATCGCTTTGACGATGCGAGGAGACATGAAGTTGTGATCAATATTGGACGAGGTGATAAATCGGCCCAAGACGCACTCTCTCGGCTGTCCTCTCTTGACGGAGATATCAACGAGGACCGCATAGAAGTGGTTTTTCTTTTCAGGCAACAAATTTTTGATTTGCTGCACGTCCTTGAAAGCCCTCGAAACGATAACTGGTTCATTTATTATGATCATATGCTCCCGCAAATTAAGGCAGCAGCAGAGCAGCTGTCGTGTCGGGCAAATGCAGCTTACGCGTTGGCTCAAGACGCGTTGAATGTTAGAGAGCGTGAGGCTAGGGGCAGTAGGCTTGATCATGCTGCCACCGGTGAGTCAAAGGCTAGATCATGATCTAAGTTCGCTTCGATCAAGGCCATCATCGGCCAAGGGGATACCGAATTGCCCACCATTAGCACCTGAGTCTTATTGCTAAATTTGCGGCCATCGTGCCCCCGGTCAATCACATAGTTGTCGGGGAAACCCTGGGCGCGGTACAGCTCGCGTGGAGTGAGCATCCGCATGCCGATATCGACAATTACGTAGGGCGTGCCCTGGATCGTTACAGTGACAAGGGCTAGGCGATCCCGTGTTGTGATGGTTGCGGCTGGGTCGCGCAGGTCGTAGGTGTTGTCGCTGCCGTAGTAGCCCATCAGGAATGCCGCGACACGCATGGCGCCGGCCTCGACCTCTGGCGGGAGCTTGTATTCGACCAGAGCGTGGTGTTCAGCGCCGGCCGTGATGGTCGGTACCAGTTCGTCCATGGCCCGGCCAATGCAGTTCCTGCGAAGCGTTGACAGGTGCGCAGTGACGATCTGCTGCTGGCTGCCAGTGGTGGTGATCGCAGTAAGCGGTTTAACCGGGTGATGCCCAGGCGTCACGTTGAACTCTTCGACGAACGGGGGCGTCGATTTGGGAGGTAGCTTCTATACGGCTACGTGAGATTGCTGGCAAACTGCCTCTTTCGTATTTTGCTCATACAAGGATTTAGTGTGGCGTCTCTTATCGAAGCGTTGGAATGGCTACCCCGGAATTTCGGTGGCTTGGAATCGAAGGCTGAGCATCTGCTACCTAACAGGTACTATTCGCCTGGTTTCATTGCTGCCTTGGCTGCTTACCTGTGTCATAAGCAGGTCGATTCGGAGTGCCTAACTTATGCTTCTGAAGATAATAAGGGATACCTTGCGGCTGTAGGCCTTTCTAGGGCGCTGTGGGGAGTTGACGATTACAAGTTTGAGCGTCGAAATGCAGGCGTTAACTATGCTCCGCTTACCCCATTAGCATCTCAGGACGCAGTTGACGAGGCGACGACACAAATCAATGGATGCCTCAGAGCGTACGCTTCGCAAGGTAAGGTGGATTACAGCAAAAGCCCAGCATTCAAAGACTTAACCCATGTGGTTGGTGAGCTGCATGACAATGTATGGTCTCACGGGATGCGTACAGGCTTTTCGACCGCTCAGCGTCGAGATTTGAATGGTATTGACCATATCATTGAGTTTTCACTGGCGGATTGCGGCATCGGTTTTTTAGATGAGCTGAAACGTTCGGGTATCCGAGGGGTCGAAACGCATAGACAAGCCATAGAGTGGTGCGTTCAGGAAGGCAACTCAAGCAAGCTGGCGGCTAATCAGGACGAATGGGCACAATCCTTGCCTAATGAGCATGTCGGCGCTAATCCGTTCGGCAAAATCCCTATCCGTCCCGTAGGAAATGGTAATCATCATCAGGGGCTTGGATTGGCTAAACTGGTGGAGCTTGCGCAAAAATACAAAGGCGTCCTATATTTAGCTTCAGGTAATTGCGTTATGCGAATGAGGCATGACGGAGCGATCACTTACCGGCCTTTACAAAATCCTTGGAAAGGCGTAGCAGTATCGCTCTCTATAAAAGAATCCAGCTTCCTGTCCGCCAAAGTGGACGAAGCTGACGACGCGGTGGTTGATGACATTATGAATCTACTGAGGGGGTGACCATGGAAGCGTATACCTTTCAGCACACGGACTTAGCGTCACGAACTCTAGCTTCGCGGGAGCGCTCAAGTCTGGCGAGAGAGCTTGCAAGCCGCGATCAGGTAGTGATTGACCTGAAACAAGTGGAGTCGATATCGGAGTCCTTTGCTGATGAGCTTTTTGGTGTTTTGGTGATGGAGCGAGGATTTGACTTCGTTATCAAGCACGTGAAAATCGTAAACGCCGCAGATGACGTGTTGCGATCCATTGCTATAGCGATGAAACGACGATGTCTCGCAGTTGCGTAACAAAAAACCCGCATAAGCGGGTTTTTTTTGGTGTGCTTTTTTCCATGGTTGCCTGATATGCCTTTGTTAGGTGGCCAGTGGGGCAAAAATGGGGCAAACCGTACGCCAATCTATGCCATTCAATGCCCAATAAGCATTCAGACAACTTGATGCAGGCGGGCATTTCATCCAGCAACCACGAGCCTATCCCCCAAAATTCCCCACAGATTCCTACACAATCGGGGTGTGGGAGGACAGATCGGAGGTGTTTTTACTCATTGGGTAATAGGCAAATTCGTTGAAAGTGATGGGGCAAAGGGGGCGCGTGGTCCAGTGTCGATCAGTTTAGAAAGGCGCACGTCAAAACAAAGCAGGTCGAATGTGGGAGCTGTCGAGCTTCAGCGAGGCTGCGATGGGATCACCGCCCCGTACCGGCGGGCCGGAGCACCCGCATCGCTGAAGTTCAAAAGCTCCACACCTTGCCTGATCGTGGTCGCTTAACTGATCGGCATTGGGCGCTTGGCCCAGCATTTTTTGCGATGGGCGCAAGGTTAACATGCGAAGTCGACCCTTCGCAGGTCGCAAACGACCGGGTAGAAATAGAAGAAGGGGCGGCGCATTTATTAAAATACGCCGCCCCCTTCTTTTTATCGCCCCTTTACTGAATGTTGCCGGGCGAATCCAACACCTTCACCACATCATCAACTACCGCCTTGACCATCTCCTGCAAGTAATGCGACGCCCAGGCATAACGGTCCGTCTCCTTGGTCATCGCCGCATCTTCTGCGAGCAGTTTGGCGACATGGAGAAGATCGGAGGCGTGGTGCAAGGCTTCTTGCAGGGAAACGCCACTGTTGACGCGGAATAGAGGTTGGTCGGAGTGAAAGGAGAAGGGGGTGACGCCGAGGGTGGTCAGATCTTGCGCAGAATTCATACAGCACCTCCGAGCAAGGAGGAAATGAATACAGAAGGGTGACGCCGTTCGGTGCGGTAAACATAGAAGCACATAAGCGGAAGCTCCTTGATTTGAGGAACTGCCACGAACCTTCTCACAGGTTTGGGTGGCAGCTGTGCGCAGGGTGAGAAACCGGCAATCAAGGCAACCGGTAGACCCGAAGGTCTCCCACGCACAGCCGCCATAAAACGATATCGCAGACGAAAAAAAACGCCGCGATAGGGCTCTTGGGCGCTTTACGCCTTGATTGACTCGGGTTCTCACGCCCGGTCGCTGAATTTGCAGCGACGGAGGGAGATTAGCGTGATGGTGGGGTGGGTGCAACTGGGGACGTGGATTGTCCGGATTGCTAATGATGAAACGCGAAAGGAGTGGCCCACGGAAAATAAATCCGTCCCCTTTATTTTTGGGAGGCTACGGGAGGAGTTTTCGAGTCGCTTGACTTCAGCTAAGTCCATTTCTGCGTTTCTGAATGATTAGCTACCGGCCGCTCTGGAAGCAGTTCGCGCCGAATCACCAAGCAGTAACACCGCCATAACTCAGCGATTCATCGCTCTGATCACTCTTTTTTTCCAGCGCCATTTTTACAATCTGTCACGTTGGGATAAGGCAGGCAGACCAGAATCATTTTACTCTTCGGTTCAAAGCCGATGCGATCAATGCCGGGAAGGTGATGATCTGGCTTTTTCGCAGCATATTAATCCTTCAAAGTTGGAATGACTGCGCGGTCCAATAGGCTATTTTGACCTACGCCCACTAGCCGGAAACAACCCTCGGATCACCCCAAGAAACGCCGCAAACAGATTGATTGAAGTCGCCGTAGTGATAGCAATCAACACATTATCCGAGAACGGCGCTTTGCCCGAGTAATACGTCGACCACCCATTCCACACCAGTAAAACCGCCCAGAAGATCACACCACAAGCGGCAAACCAAAACGCCCGACCCGCATATTTCTTGCGCAGTTGCCTTTCGGCCTTCTGGTCTTTGAGGTTCTGGTTTCTTTCATCGTCGGTGCCTATGGCTTGCTCGCCACCGGCTTGGGTGTCCTGGTCAGGCCCTGCCGCGGGGGGCAGGGTGAGTTCCAGGTTGTCGAGTTCTTCACTCACGGATGCGGCTCTTTGGGTGAATGAGTGTTGCCATGTCTTCCCAGTCTATGGCAGAACCGTCGGCACCCTTGAGGGCCCAGGCTGTGCCGTCCTCGTGGGACAGGTTGGACAGTTGGGTGCCGGACCATTTGCCGTATTTGTTGATGATCCGGTCAATCAAGCGATGGGTGTAGGTGTCGCTCTCAGGCACTCTCGGTGTCACGAAGACAATGTCTTCGGCGTCGGGCTTCAGGTTGCTGAGCAACGAAGTGACCGGACGATTACCGTAGGATTTCAACTCATGGTAAAGCGACGGGATGACCGGGCCATATTGCCAGCGGGCGAAGTGATCATCCATGAGGGGCTGATCCCGTTCGCGCAAATGCCAGGACTGCGTATAAAACAGCAGTTTTTGCAGCTTCATGGGCGTCAGGCCCGAAAGCTTGCCTTCTTTCGCGCGTTCAATGAAGGCGTTAGCGACAGCTAGCGCTGAATAAGCCATGAGCACCTCCGTCGTTGTTGGCTACGTTGTCCAAGAGTTTTATACATAGGCCTTGTGTTGTCGACATGCAAGGGTTTGTCGTGCGGCATCAAGGTGGCGCAATAATAGAGTTCAAATAACTGGTTGCATATACAGTATTTTGTTTCGGGGTAATTGAAATTTGATGTTTAATGCATAAATATGCAAATTAGCATTTGCCAACCCCAAAAACTCCCGTCACTATCCGCGCTATGCAAAAACGCAACGTTTCTATCGTCTTAAGAGAATTGCTGGACCGCGACCGGATCTCCCCCACGGAGCTTCACCGGCGCACTGGCGTGCCTCAATCCACACTGTCCCGGATCCTCAGCGGCAAGATCGTTGATCCGTCGGATAAACACATCTCCCGTATCGCCGAGTATTTTCGCGTGAGCACTGATTACCTGCGCGGGCGCGCAGCAGTGGGCGCTTTGCGCGATGACGGGCGCGACCCGATGCATTCGGAACTCAAGGACATAAGCCTGTGGGACGACGACACCCCCGTTAATGATGACGAGGTGTCGATCCCCTTTCTGCGCGAGGTTGAATTGGCTGCTGGATCAGGAAGATTCGTCATCGAGGAAAGCGAAAAGGCCAGCCTGCGGTTCGGCAAGCGCAGCCTGCGGCATAACGGTGTGCAGTTCGACCAGGCAAAGTGCGTGACGGTGCGCGGCAACAGTATGTTGCCGGTATTGCGCGACGGGGCCACGGTAGGGGTGAATGCCGGCAAGAGCGGCATTGGCGACATCGTGGATGGCGACCTGTATGCCATCAATCACAACGGCCAGTTGCGGGTTAAACAGCTCTACCGCCTGCCTTCCGGGATTCGCCTGCGCAGCTTCAACCGTGATGAACACCCCGATGAGGACTACAGCTTCCAGGAGATCCAGGATGAGCAGATCAGTATCCTCGGTCATGTTTTCTGGTGGGGCATGTACGCCCGCTAACCTCCACGCGTAAGAAGAAACCCGCCCATGTGCGGGTTTTTTTTCGCCCCTAGAAAACCGGCCAAGCCCAAGCCCGCAAGGCTTCCAATGCATTCGTGCATTTTCAGGGCAAAAATAAATGCATCTGTGCATTGACTGTATATGCATACATGCATATTCTTCACCTCAAGCCAGCCAACAAGGCCTGGTGGAGGCAGCAAGGATGCTGCCAAGGAAGACAAGGAAGGCACGCAACATCGGCAAGGACGCCATCGAAGCGATGGCAGGGATGCCAGGCAACACCGGCAAGGATGCCGACGCTCTTTAGTTTCAACGCTTCAACAACAGGCAGCGATGAACCGGCCTTAACGGTTCAGAGGGTTGGCAACTGACCCGGGTGTGCAGCGTAAAGCACCAGAAGCAGTTATCCGGCAGACAGGGATCGTGGTCGGAAAAACATCGAGGAAAGGACCGTACCGCGCCAGTAGCGTCGAAAGTCCGAGGACATCATTACTGAAAAGCCCGGGCGACCGGGCTTTTTGGAATGCCTACCTACCCAAGCATTTGTAAATGAAATACGGACTATTTATTGCTCAGCCAGGAGGCGTGACATGACAAATGAACAGCAAGCGTTAGCGGAAATGCCTATCTGGCTGGTGATCGTATTGGCGGTGATCGGCGGGGTGTCAGGTGAAATGTGGCGCGCCGATAAAGAAGGCGCACGTGGTTGGTCGCTGATCCGCCGTCTGGCCCTGCGTTCCGGGGCGTGCATGGTCTGCGGGGTGTCGGCCTTGATGCTGTGCTACGCCGCCGGCATGTCGATCTGGACCGCCGGCGCCATTGGTTGCCTGACTGCCATGGCCGGTGCTGACGTGGCCATCGGCCTTTATGAACGATGGGCGGCCAAGCGCATCGGGATCAACCAAGGCTCCGGCCAGGACCCGCACTAATCGTTGCAAGGACGCGACTTAAAATGACGTTTATCGATAAGCCATCCCAACTGCCCCAAGCCATCGGCGCGGTGCTGCATGCGGCCTTCCCGGACATCAAGGTCGGCAGTCACCAAGACTTTCAAGGCGATGCTGAACAAACCGGCGTAATGGTCACGGTCGAAGGCAATGGCCCGGGCATTCGCTCTCGCGAGGGGCGCAAGGCCCACGTCCTGGCCATTTCACTTAGGGCCATGGTCGCCCCCGGTGCATTGCCGTTCGACGCCTGCGACCTGGCCAGCCAGCTCATGGATCTGGTGCTGGATAACCGTTGGTACCTGCCCCAGGCGCAGTGCGATTTGCCGGCGAATATCGTCGCGGCTCCCGCTGTGCGCACTTCCGTGGAAACGGACTACGACACCTGGACGGTTTCCTTCACTCAAACCCTCTATCTAGGGCCGACGTTACTCGACGATCCCACAGGCCAACCGCTATTTGCCTGCACCTGGGACGTCTCCGATATCGACGACCCGGCCCAATACAAGCCTCTGGCGGAGTAGCCCATGTTCGACGCGCTGTTACGCATGCAATTGGGACCGATCGTCGAGCGCCTGGCCGAGATGGAGTCCCAGCTCGAGGACCTTTACCGGCGCGCCGAGAGCTTCTGCCGGATCGGCATCTGCCAGCAGGTCGATGCGGCCAGCAACACCTGCAAGGTCAGCCACGGTGACCTGCTCACCCCGGCGATCCGTTTTTTCAACCCCAGTGCCGGTGCACAAACCGAAACCCGCATCCCCACGGTGGGTGAGCAATGCCTGCTGCTCAACTACGGCGGGGGGGAGGGCGGTGTGCAATCCGTGGCTCTGTTCGGCCTTAACAGTGATCGCTTCCCGCCGGTCTCCAACGTGGCAACGCTGACTCGGCGCCGGCATCAAGACGGCACCCAAAGCGACTACGACGACGCCAGCCACACCTTCAACTGGATCAACGGCCCGACCACCTTCAGCGGTTCCCGCGAACAGGTTGACGTCAAGGTCGGCGCCGCCAGCCTGACCCTCAGCGCCCAAGGCATCACCCTGCAAGTCGGCGGCACCAGCCTATTGCTGGATGCCGGCGGCGCGCACTTCAGCGGCCCGGTGGTGGACCATCAAGGACGCGTCATCAGCCCCCGATAAGGACACCCCATGCTCGGAATCGATAGGAACACCGGGGCGGCCGTCGACGACTGGCTGCAATTTGTGCAGCGCGCCACCCGAGCGCTGACCACCCCCATCGCAACGCGGCAAAAGCGCCCGTTGTACGGCTCGCTGATCCCGCAGTTGCTCGGCCAGAACCTCGGCGACGACCTGTTGATCCTCGCCCAGAGCCACGCCGCGCAGGCCTTCTACAACACCCACAACGGTATCGGCGACTTCGACCCTCAGGTCATCGTCGCCACCCGCCAAGGCGCCGGCCTGCTGCTGCGGTTTGCCGGCACCTGGAAAAACCGCCAACAATCCTTCGAGGTCGTGACATGAGCATGCTGATCCCCGGCCAGAACCAACTGGCGGAACCGACCATCATCAAGGTCGATGAGTTCGAACCGTTGCTGGCCGAATTCAAAGCGTTTGTCATCGACTATGTCGCCACCCGCGCGCCGCAAAGCGCGGCCAAACTCCAGGTCAGCCTCGACAACGAAAGCGAACTGCTGACCCTGGCTCTGGAAGCCTTTTGCGTGCGTCTGCAAACCCATGAGCGCAAATACAACGCCCGCATCAAGCAGATGCTGGCGTGGTGGGCCACCGGCAGCAACCTGGATGCGCGCCTGGCCGATATGGGCCTGGAACGCCAAGTACTCGACCCCGGCGACCCGGCCGCGTTCCCGCCGGTGCCGCCCACCTTGGAAAGCGACGACGACGCCCGCCTGCGTTACTACCTGGCGCCCCACGCCCCAGCGGCGGGCTCGCGCATGCAGTATCGCCGTGAAGTGTTCACCTTGGGCGAGCGCCCAGCAGTGAAAGTGCAAAGTGCGACGCCCGGTGTGGTCACGGTCACCTACACCTTCGACCCCGACGGTTATGCGGCCCAGGTCAAGGACGGCAACGCTCGCCGCACCGCACCGGGTGAAGTCATGGTCACCGTGCTTTCCAGGGAAGGCGACGGCACGCCATCTGCCGACTTGCTTGACGGTGTACGTCGACATTTCGCACGGCCGGATGTACGGCCCGAAACCGACCTGGTCAGCGTCCAGGGCGCGCAGATTCAACCCTACAAAATTCGCGTGGTGGCCAAGATCAACGCCGGCCCGGACTCGGGGCTGACCCAAGTGGCCGCGCGGAAACTGCTGCAAGACTACGCCGAGTCCTGCCACCGCCTGGAAGGGCGGGTGGACCCCAGCTGGATCGACTACGCCATCCACAGTGCCGGCGCCGCGCAACTGCACATCCTGGAACCGTTGGCGCCGATTATCAGCACCGCGTTCCAGGCCCCGTATTGCACGGGCGTCGAGGTGGAGGTGCGCACACTATGAGCGAACCCAAAGCGAGTTTGCTGCCCGCCAACAGCTCACCGCTGGAAAAGGCCCTGGACCTGGGCTTCGGCACATTGCTTGAGCGCGTCACTCCGCCGTTTCCGGCGCTGATGAACCCGCTGCACACCCCCAGCGAATTCCTGCCTTACCTGGCCGCAGACCGTGGCGTCAGCGAGTGGGATGCCGAGGCCAGCGAGGCGGAAAAACGCCTGACCGTGGCCTTGTCCTGGCAGATCCAGCGCCAGGCCGGCACACCCAAGGCACTGAGCCATGCGGTGGAGTCATTGGGCTTCACGCCCAATATCAGCGCCTGGTACCAGCAACGTCCGCTGGGCGTGCCTTACACCTTCGACGTGCAGGCGATCATCGGGCGCAGTTGGTCCAGCGGCGACCACAACCGGCTGATCCGGCGTATCAATGCGGCCAAGAGTGAGCGCGATCAGGCGACGATCACCATCGTGCATGAGACCGAAGGCCAGCTCGCGCTCACGCAAGTGCTCGACGCGCCTTTAAGCGACGGTGAGTTCTACCTGAACGGCGCGTTGCCGGAATTGTCGCTGGTAGCTCGGCTCAACAGTGCCGGGGTTGCCCAGCACTACACCATTAACGATTACGACCTCAGGGCGCAGCCATGACAGATGAAATCACGCGCCTGGTGCGCTTCACCTCCAAAGGTTTGGATGAAGTGCTGCAGGCAAAGAACCAGGGCCTCAAAGGCGAAATCACTCACATCGGCGCCGGCACGGGCCGCTACAACCCCGACGGCTCAGAAGTGGCCTTGCGTGACGAGCGCCAACGGGTCGCCATTGTGGATTACGAGGATCTGGGCGACCGCCAACTCAGGATGGCCGCGCTGTTCGATGGCGACGGTGAGTATGAGATTGGCGAGTTCGGGTTTTACCTCGCCAGCGGCACCTTGCTGGCGGTGTATTCCGTGGCGGGGAAGTTGCTGACGTATAAGGCGGCGGCGGCTCGGGTGCTGCAGAAGTTTACGGTGGATGTTTCGCCTTTGCCGGCGGATAGCGTGACGATTGTGGTGGGGAATGACAATTTGAATGTGCTATTGACTGATGAAATTGCGGCCTTATCGGCCGCGAGCATAGACAATATGGCACGCGGTGTAGGGGTTCTATTTCGGGTGATGGAAGTCGAAAAGAAATAGGGCGTTTTTAATTGAATTTACATAACGCTCACCAAGCGTCTAGGAGCATCCATTTGAGTACTGAACAGCAACTTGCTGCCGTCGTTAGTGCGGCAAACAACTTGACTAATATAATTACCGGAAAAGTCGGAGAAATTGACAAGGCGATAGCCGATGCCCGCTTGGCGTATGACGCACAATTGGCGGAGTTGAAAAATAGACTCCCAAGGTTAGCGGTTACCAAGAACTTCAATCTTTCCCCCAACGCCGACGGAACACTGATTGAAAATTGGGGGATTCATGCTGAAGTGACGCCCACTAAGCTGCGAACTATCACCCCTGTTTCTCAAGCGGCCGGACGCCCGCAAGCTGATGTAGATTTCATGCTCCAAGTGCAGGCAGATGTGCGTGAACAATATCCAAGCTTTGAAATCAGGGCGAGCGACTATTGGCGCACGTTTGTATATCTGTGGCAAATGAAGTGGTCGGTGTCAGACGTTAGTCCTTGGCTTGCGTTCCCATACACGGTCGATATGGCGCTCGCGAATGGCTCTGGTGCAGTCCCGCAGAACTCCTACCTGACGGTAGGCGCCTTCGTGCGTCTTTTGGAAGGTAACGTATCGGGTGCATGGAGTAATGGTGTTGAGAAAGGCAAATGGCGCTGGTGTTCCAGTGTTATTTCTCCTACTGAACTGTTTGGGAGTTATTACCATCTGCACCCGATGCGCACCTCATCCACTGGCGTTGTTGAGGTGATGCTGGCAGGGGCTTGCACAGGCGTTGTAACCAACCCAGGTGATTGGGGAACGATGTTGGCTCTAGGCTGAGGAGAAAATATGAAACCGCTATTTGTACCTGCTGAACTGCATCCGATTATCAAGTGGGAAATGATCCGTAAGGCAAGGGATCAAGACTTGTCGGCGAGTGATTATGCTGCAATGCCAGACTATCCGATGCTCGAAAGCCATAAGCTTATCTTCGCTGAGTATCGTCAAAAACTGCGTGATATTCCAGATCAGGGAGAAGATCCAGACGCAGTGCTCTGGCCATCCAAACCCGATTTTCTGAAATAACTGATTACCGCGAAAGCAGTTTTTTTTCGCCTCCCCAAAGCCCCTCCCCGCAGGGGCTTTTTGCATTTTCCCACCCGGAGATTTCCACCCATGCCCACCCGCCAAACCTACACCGTCCTCATCCCATTCCCCATCGGCAACGGCCATTGGTCCACCGCTGGCGAGGAGCTGGAACTGCTCGACGTCGAAGCATCCGCCCTGCGCACCGCTGGCCGTCTGGAACTGACCAGCGTCCTCAACTCCACCCCCAAGAAGGCTGAATAACCATGGCAGAAGTCCTGAACTTCGAGCACAACGGCATCACTGTGAATGCCACTGAATCCCCCGAGGCCATGGGTGGCCTTGGCGATAACGTCATTGGCCTGGTCGGCACTGCGCCGAATGCCCACGCGTCGATCCCCAAAAACGCGCCGTTTCGTATCAACAGCTTCACCACCCAGGCGCTGCTGGACCCCGCCGGCACCGAGTCGGGCACCTTGTTCCAGGCGGTGTACCAGATCCTCAAAGTGGTCAAGGTGCCGGTCTATGTAGTCATCGTCGAAGAGGGCGCTACCCCGGCCGACACGATCAACAATGTGATCGGCGGCAACGACCCGGTCACCGGTCGCAAGCTGGGCCTGGCTGCCCTGAGCAGCGTCCCTGAAGACCTGACCATCATCGGCGCTCCAGGCTTCACGGGCACCAAAGCCGTAGCCGGTGAGTTCGCCTCGTTCGGCAAACGCATCAAGGCCCGTGTGGTGCTCGATGGCAAGGACGCGTCGGTGGCCGACCAAGTGACCTACAGCGGCGAGCTGGGCGGTGCCGACCTGGGCTTCGACCGTTGCCTGCTGGTGCACAACATGCCGTCGGTGTACTCCAAGGCTGCGAAGAAGAATGTGTTCCTGTCGCCATCCTCGCTGGCCATCGCCGCACTGGCCAAGGTCAAGCAGTGGGAAAGCCCGGGTAATCAGGTGACCTTCGCCGAGGACGTTTCCCGCGTGGTCGAGTACAACATCCTCGACACCTCCACCGAAGGCGACCTGCTCAACCGATACGGCGTGAGCTACTACGCCCGCACCATCCTCGGCGGCTTCTCCCTGCTGGGTAACCGCTCCATCACCGGCAAGTTCATCAGCTACGTCGGCCTGGAAGATGCCATCAGCCGCAAGCTGGTCAAGGCCGGCCAGAAAGCCATGGCCAAGAACCTCACCAAGTCCTTCATGGACCAGGAGGTCAAGCGCATCAACGATTGGCTGCAAACCCTGGTGGCCGACGAAACCATTCCCGGCGGCAGCGTGTACCTGCACCCGGAACTGAACAGCGTCGAGAAGTACAAGAACGGTACCTGGTTCATCGTCATCGACTACGGCCGCTACGCGCCGAACGAACACATGGTTTATCAACTCAACGCCCGCGATGAAATCATCGAGCAGTTCCTGGAGGACGTTCTCTAATGTTTACCAACCGAGTCAGACAGGCCATTGCGGCCACCCTTCAAGGCCTGCCGTTGTCCGCAACCGTAGAAGAGTTCACCCCGCCGAAGATCGAGTTCGACATGGAAGCCATGTCCGGCGGGCGCTTTATTGCCGAGGAAATGGCCAAGAGCGGCAAGGTGCTCAATGCCAAGCTGGTGCTGCAAGGTGCCGGCCCGGAAATCATGCTGGCCCTGGGCGTGCGCATGGGCGACGACATTTTGCTGAACGTGCGTGAAGCCGGTCAGGACCAAGACGGCAAGACCTACTTCACCTACCACACCGTCGGCGGCAAGCTCAAATCCCTGGAGGAGGCGAAGCTGAAAATGGGCGACAAGGCCACCACCACGCTGGAGCTGTCCTGCCGTACCTACAACCGTCTGGAAAATGGCATTTCGGTGATCGACATCGATGTACGCACCCAGAAGTTTGTGCTCAACGGCGTCGACATTCTTGGCGATGCGCGCCGTGCCGTGCTGATGCCTTAAAGATGACTGCTATCTAAGGCGGGCACGATCAATGTGGGAGCTGGCTTGCCTGCGATGCAGGCGACTCGGTGTATCTGGTGTATCGAGTGGATGCTATCGCAGGCAAGCCAGCTCCCACACGGACCGCGCGCAGATTTAGATTTGCGGTGCTTTTCAACACTGCTCAACAAGGAATTGCCCCATGGCCTGGATGCCACCGTTGCACATCCTGCTGTCCCCGATCACCGCCGATACCGGTGCGACGATCCAGCAGGTTCAGCTCAAACCGTTGTTCTACGCCGCGCAAAAAGACGCGCTGGCCCGGGCCGGTGATGACGAGGACGACCAGTTCTTCGAACTGGCGAAACTCGCCACCGGCCTGTCGGAAAAAGAGCTCGACCAACTCAAGCGCCCGGACTACGTAAGCATTGCTCAATACGTACACGAAATGTCGACGCGGCCGGCTTCGTTCTTTTTGAATGAGCACGAAGCGACGCCCCACGATCAGCCTGTCCCTCTGCTCTTGCTCCTGGAAGCCGCTGGCCGAACCCTCACCGAACTGCCCCTGGAAATGCCGGCCCTGCGCGCCACCAAGGTGATGAAAAAACTCGCCACCAACAAAGAGCGCGCCGAGTTCATCACCGCCCATTGCACCGGCCTGATGATCCCCGACCTGGCCGGTTTGACCGTGCCCGACTGGACCGAACTGCAGGAGCGTATCGACGATTTTTTAAATCAACCGGCGGCCTTCTTTCGCAGCGCGACATCGAAGTAATCCTCGATGTGGTGCCGCTGATCTACTCGGTCAATGAGGCGGAGATCCTCGACTGGGACGCCGGAAAAGCATTGCGCCGCTACGACATTGCGATCACTCGCCTTGGCGTCAAACAGGAGTAAGCGAGATGCAGGACAATTATTCGCTCGCCTATGCCGTCGCCAGGAATGGCCGGGATGCGTTCGGCAGTACAGACGGCGCACATGACGCCGATATCCTCAGCCCTGGCGCGTTATCGGTTGGCAGCTCAACCCCGTCAACAGATTTGGCTGCCTTGTCCGGAACCGTTGCCGCACTCACCAGCGCAACGCTCAAACTTGATGAGCTCGCACTGTCGCTCGGCTCATTGCGTGAGGGTGTGGATTCTCTCGACACGGCGCTGTCGTCGCTGAGGGCAATTGAGGTGCGTTCACCCAAGCTGGGTGAGCAGGCAGAATCGAAGACAGTGTCTGAATCCGCTTCGACTACCTCAGAGAATTTGCGCCATACCCGCGAGGCCATGACGCTGGGCACCGCGCAGATAATCGACCTGGCAAGTGCGCTGCAGCATTCAGGCAGCCAACTGAAGTTTGATAAAACCGCAACGTCGGAAAAGTCGATCAAGGTGCTGCGCGAGGAGTCCAGCGAAAGCGGCAAACGTTTCTCTACGACCCTGGATGCCACGCCGGTATTGGGCGAAGCGCTTTGGCTGAAAGCCAAGACGGGCCTGATGGACAGCGCCAGTGACGTGGCTAAAGATTCACCGGCTCTGGCGGGCGCGATTAAAACGGCTGGAGCTATTACGCCGGTGTTTTCCAGCTTTTTTTCAAGTGTGGGAGACACGATAAAAAACCGCGTTGCTGGCAACGTGGTTGATGCGACGCTGGGTAAGCTTCCCGGTGTTGGCAAGCTGTTCAAGGATGGCGGTTCTGCGAAAGATAAATCGTGCTGTTGTGCGACGGCCACTCAGCACCCCATCGAAAGTCCTCGTTCGCGCTCGCAGGGCTCGCGCGGGAAAAAGAGCCCTCGTCAGTCGAAGTCGCAAAAAAAGCAGAGCTCTTACAACACTCAGCGCTCGCAGATCAGGCAGCAAAAACAGCCGCTAGTGCCCAAGACAGGCTCGACCAAACGATCGCCTGCCAGCAAAAAAGGCGGCGTATTTGCCAGGCTGATAACCAGCCTCGAACGTGATGCAAAGGCATTGTTACCAGCGCCGTTCTTAGGCTTCGATGAGGGGCGGGCGGTTCAAAGGTTACAACCGCGTGCGGTCGCGGCGAACCGTCCAAGCAAGAGCAGATCTTCAGGCCAGTCGACAGCGAGCAGAGGCCCTGGGCTGATCGAGGCAGTAGAGCGCAAGCTTATCCCCATGTCTTCCGAAGGCCGGGTAACTACTGCTGCGCCCCATACTCGCCATTTCAGTCGTGAGGCTTTGCCTGGCCCGCTGAAGATGCCTTCCAACCCGCTGGGAACAGTGAGCAAATTGGGAGTGGCCGGTGCTCGCCGCCTTGGCCCGATGAGGTACGCCGACACTGCTTTGGATGTGATTCAGGGCGTACGCAACGGGGATGCCAAGGCAGTCGGGACTGGCCTGAGCAGCGCCGGTGGCGCCTGGGCCGGAGCGTCCGCTGGCGCCGCGCTCGGTACCCTGGTTTTCCCCGGTGTCGGCACCGCAATCGGCGGCGCCATCGGTGGCCTGCTGGGCAGCGAGGCGGGCAGTTGGCTGGGTGACAAGGTGTTTGGCGCAAATGATCGCCTACCTGCGCCCAACGCGCTGAGCAAGGAACTCAACAGTGCCCGTACCGACAATGTCCAGGTCACGCTCTCACCGAGCATCCAGATTACCGGCGTTAACCCGGCGGATGCCCAGCAAGTCGTCAATCAAGTGATCCAGGCCCTGCAGTTCCAATGCGTGCCGATGGTCACTGATTCCCTGGGCATTCGACGCAACGCGGCATTGGCCGATCCAGGAGGTGATTGATGCGACAACAAATGGTACTGGGCGACTTTATTTTCGGGTTATCCCGAGGGTTCGCCTATTCCACACTGACCCGCAACAGCGATGGCGGTTGGAGCGACCTGGCGATTATCGCCAGCAAACCCCAGTCGCGGCAGAACGGCCAGAAGCTGGAAAAACTCACGTTCAGCGGCACAGCCATGCGCGCCACTGGCATGCAGCGCCTGGACGAATTGCGCGCTTTGCAAAATGCGCGAGCGCCGTTGCCGCTGGTGGATGGCATCGGCCGCAACTGGGGCCTGTGGCGTATCAACTCGGTAGTGGAAGCCCAAAGCAATGTGATCGATGACGGTACCGCCATGGTCATGAACTGGACCCTTGAGCTGGAGGAATTCGTCAATGCGTAGAGTACGAAGTATTGCCGGTGATTCGGTCAACCTGTTGCTTTACCGCGAATTGGGCCGTTGCGATGACACCGCCGAAGAAACCCTTTGGCGCTTGAACCCCGAACTCGCCGAATACGGCCCGGTACTGCCAGCCGGTGTCTGGGTGATCGTGCCTGAGATACAAGCACGACCGGCTGCCATGCGGCCCGTTCTGGCCTGGGATTGAGGAGGCTGCATGGCACAGGGATTTACGCCGATCGTGGAGTTCTACGGCGCCAACGCGGCGCTGCTCAATCAACGCCTGATGCACTGGAGCCACACCGACGCTGCAGGCATCGAGACCGATCGACTGGAACTGACCCTTAATATCGAAGGGTTGGAAGGCTTGCCCAGCCTCAGTGGCAAGATCGGCCTGCGCGTCGGATATAAGGAAACGGGGCTGGTGGAAAAAGGCGAATTTGTGATCACTCAGCGAACCCCGGTGCTGTTTCCGATGCGCCTGATGATCGTCGCCACCGCCGCGCCCTTCAGCGTGGTGGATAAAAGCGGCTACCGCCAGCGCCGTTCCGCCAGCCATGGGCCGACCACCTTGGGCGCCTTGTTTCGCCAACTGGTCAGCCGTCATGGTTTTTCACCGCGTGTGGCACCGACGTTGGACGGTATTGCGATTGAGCATATCGATCAGTCAAACGAAAGCGACATGGCCTTCATCACCCGCCTGGCCAAGCGTTACAACGCGGTCACCAAGCCGTTCAACGAACTCTATGTGCTGGCCGAAGCGGGGCAAGCCAAATCACTCACCGGCCAGCTATTGCCCGAAGTGAAGCTGTCCGTGACACACGACAACCGCCCGGGAAACCAGGCCTTTATCACCGCCAAACTTGATGAAAAATCACGTTCCAAATACATGGGCAGCCGCGTCAGCTGGTGGGACGCCGCCGCCGGCAAGCAGCGCGTGGTCCAGGTCGGGATTGCCCCGTTCAAGACCTTGCGCCAGCCCTGCCAGAACGAAGCCGAAGCCTGTGCCGTGGCCGAAGGCGAACTGCGTCGCGTGGGCCGTGAAGGCTTGAAGTTACAGATCGATTGCCCAGGTAACCCGTTGCTGGCGGCCGAAGGGTTGCTGATGCTGGATGACACCTGGCCTGTGTACATGCAGGGGCGCTGGTCGATCACCAAGGTGACCCACGTTGGTGATCCAGCGACGGGATATCGCAGTTCGATCATCGCTGGTGGTTTGGCGGAACAGGCCTGACGCGCATTGTTCAGACCCGCTTAAGCCCCCCAACAACGTACTTATAGGAAAGAGGTCTGTTCCATGTATACGATTGACTACAACGCGTATCGCACTCTTAAACCCTACGGCAAACGCGTACGCTTCTTAGTGTTGCATTACACTGCCCAGGATTTTTCTGAGTCGATAAAGTCTCTGACCACCGGCGCTGCAAGTGCTCATTATCTGATCCCGGATCCAACAGATTCGAGCTACATTGCTGCGGGTCACAAAGGGCAGAAAATTTTCAACTTGGTGGCGGAAGAGGACCGTGCGTGGCATGCGGGCGTTAGCCAGTGGGCCGGGCGCTCAGGCTTGAATGATACCTCTATCGGTATCGAGATCGTCAATCAGGCCACGGATGTCGACGGTGTATTTACGTTCCCCGACTACGAGGCTTCACAAATCCTAGCCCTCAAGCAATTGGCGATTAATATTCTGCAACGTTACCCGGACATGACGCCGAAAAACGTGATCGCCCATTCAGATATTGCAGTCGGTCGCAAATCAGACCCGGGTCCGAAGCTTCCCTGGAAAGAACTTGCTGAGGCCGGTATTGGCGCCTGGTACGACGACTCAATCAAACACAAATACCTTCGGCGGTTCAATTGCCAAATGCCTGGGCGCGAGCAAGTGGTCGAGGCTTTTGCCAGCTATGGCTACGGCATTGATGCGCCCGCCTCTGATGTGTTCTTTAGTGCGTTGGTACGTGCTTTTCAACTGCACTTTCGCCCTGAAATCTATAACGGTGTGCTTGATGCAGAAACGTGCGCGATTTTGTATGCACTGAATGAAAAATACGCTTGAGTCGTGTTTCATTTAACACTCGACTTCAGGGAGGAGGGCTGCATGGTTGTGTCTGAGCAACAGCTAATTAAAGTGTTACCAAGCTCCCGCCTTAAAGCGGGAGTTTTCATTTCGGTCTTAAACACGGCCATGTCTCGTTACCAAATCACCACACCCCAGCGCACTGCCGCATTCCTTGCCCAAGTGGGCCATGAGTCGGGTCAGTTGTTCTATGTCCGCGAACTGGGCAGTGATCAATACCTGAGCAAATACGACACAGGCACCTTGGCGGCGCGCCTGGGCAACACCCCAGAAGCGGACGGTGATGGGCAAATGTATCGGGGCAGGGGGCTGATCCAGATAACCGGGCGTCGCAATTACATGGCGTGCAGCCAAGCGCTGTTCGGTGACGATCGCCTGCTGCGACAACCAAAATTGTTGGAGCAGCCACAATGGGCCTGCGAATCCGCAGCCTGGTTCTGGCAAAGCAACGGCCTCAACGAGCTCGCCGACAAAGGCCAGTTCACCACCATCACCCGCCGCATCAACGGCGGCCTCAATGGCCTGGACGCCCGTTTGCAATTGTGGGCGCGGGCGAAGGCGGTGCTATGCGTTTCCTAGGCGCGTTTGGCTTGATCGGTGTGTGTCTGCTCATGGCGCTTGTGTGGCAGGTGCAGGCATGGCGATACGGGGCGCAGTTGGAGCTGCAATCAGTCCGACATGCACAGGCGCTCAGCCAGCAAAACCAGGCAATCCTCGACCAGCAACAGGCCGAACAGACCAAACGCCAGGCCCTTGAACAACAGCTCTCTACTAGTGACCATCAATACATTCAGGAATTGAACGATGCCCAACGCAACCAAGCTGCTCTGCGCGACCGCCTGGCCACTGCTGATGTGCGGCTGTCAGTCCTTCTCGCCACCGTCGCCAGTGGCTGCACAGTGCCTGCCGCCCCCAGCGCCGGCGGCGTGGTTCATGCAGCCTCGCGAGCCCGACTTGACCCGGCGCATGCTCAGCGAATTATCCGCATCACCGACGACGGCGATAACGCCCTGATCGCCTTGCGTGCTTGCCAGGCCTACGTGCAGGCCGTCGCGCATTAGTCTCTTGATGCACTCTGTGTCTTGCATGGTCGATGGGCTCCTGTAGGGTAGGCAAACCCCCGCCCATTCTTGGAGACGACC